GGGTCTACCTTTACGACATTTACGTCGAAGTTATCGCCCTCATAAAAGCGAACAGCAACCTCACTTATGTGTACGTCATCGTCTTTTTTAATGTACCAGAATTTGTAAGAGGTTTTCATTTTATGTATGTGTTATCCAAGTATTGTCTGGGTTAAACCACATTTCGTCTGCTGTAAGTGCAGCACCAACGATACGGATTACTACGTCAGTTGTAGTAGGTTGTGTTTGTGTTATCGAACCAGCTGTTTCAGAAACGTAGATAGGGTTGTTGATTGTGAATGTAGGGAACTTAGCATCAGCACGAATTATTCCAGAGCGTAGAATTGTACATGCTGTTCCGTCTGTTCCTGCTACAACGACGATTCCAAGGTTTCCACGAGCGTCACCATCAGCGCCAGACGCTGCGTTTGCATCAGCTGCTTCCCATCGTGAGTCTGTAGGGTCAAGATACACGAGGTCTCCGAATGATTGTGTATAACCAGCTGTACCAGTTTGAGTAATACCTGTGTACTTACCATCAGCTGAACCGGCAGGGTCAAGCGCAATTGATGCGTTTTCAGCAAGAGTTACTTGTGTATTGATTGTCGCTGTTGTAAACGTCGCTGTCGTAGGAGTTGTAGCACCAACGGTACCGTTAATGTTGATTGATGCAGTACCAGTGAGGTTAGTTACTGTTCCTGAAGATGGAGTTCCTAGTGCTCCGTTAAATAAAACTGGAGCGCCAGCAGATCCAATATTTACCCCAAGCGCAGTCTGTACACCCGTTCCAAAAGTAATCGTACCTTGTTTACCGTTTATTTGTGTTTGGATGGCACTTGTTACACCTTTTAAGTAAGTAAGCTCTGTAAGAGATGGGTATGTTGCCACCGCAGCAGATACTATGTTCTTAGACCCATCTGTTATCAAAATTTCTGAAGCCGTTAAATAAGCACCGTTTATTGACGTTTGGAATGTTGGGGCTGTTGCCATTACTACCACCGTTCCTGACCCAGTTAAGGTGTACTCCCCGACTACGCCAGAGTTGTTATACAAAATACGGGTGTTGGTACCACTTGTAATCGTAGTAGTACCTATAGTGATTCCGCTGCTGCCGCCAGTAGCAGAAAGGGTTGTGCCGTCATATGAAAGGCCTGACCCAATCGTCACCGCAGAGATCGCCGTTCCATTACCTTTCAAAATACCTGTAATTGTGGTGGTTAAAGTAATTGCTGGTGTTGTAGTAGCCGTTGCTACAGTTCCTGCAAAACCGTTAGCAGAAACTACAGACACAGAAGTAACTGTCCCAGACCCCCCTCCGCCTGTAGCATCTACAAGCAATCTTCCTGTTACCTCGTCTATAAGGAAAGGAAGAGTAAGCCCGGGAGTAGTGCTCGACTCTCCTAAAGCTACTGGTATAAAGTTTTGATCTCTTACTGCGTCTGACATGTTTTTATAATTATTGGTCTATTAAAATTTCCCCATCTGCGTTCACGTTTACTGGATAAGCTAAACCATCTGTTCCTTGTGCCAAAAGTACATGCTGGAAGTTTTCATCTCTTGGTGCTATTGGCACTGGTGTGTAAGAAATTGTTGAAACTTCATCGGTTTTTACGTGACCAGTAGCCCCGTCTATTGCTATGGGGATTGTGGTCACACCATCAACACACCACACCCCCAACTTAGTTTTTACAAAATTTTGATCGTAAATTGCGTTTGTCATATTATCTTTCTATTATCCTATAAGAACCTGCCATTGTTGTAGCTGTTGTTGCAGACGACCTATAAATAAACCATGATGCAGTGCCGTTATATATACGGATACCTGTTGGATCGGTGGTATATGCTTGCCCAATAGCTCCCATGTTTGCAATAGTATTGGGAATAGAAAATAGTTTTCTGTACAAAATAACTGATATTGCACCCCCTCCGTAAGACGTGCCTAGCGTTATTCCTTCTATGCTACGTATTCCTCTGTCACCAGCAGCAAGCTGGAAAGGTACCAATGTCCCAATAACAGCTGTAGCTGGGAAAGCTGTAATCGTTCCTGTTCTTGAGGCTGTGCCGTCACTGTTCGTATAGTTTAAAGTGGTGTTAGCAACTACACCGGCGTTTGTAGTTGCTGTTGTTACTAAGATTGCTGCATTCCACCCTTCTCCGTCTGTAGAGCCGTAAGAGTCTCTTGATGGCTTAGATGTCCCTGGCATTGCAATAGCTTGTGCCGTAGTGGTTGTTACGACAACACCTGTATTGTACCAAACTAAGTCTATTACTTCGACAAGATGACCTGTTGACGTCGCTATTACTGGTGGTAACATGTAGTACGAACCAGATGCTGGATTAGGCAGGTGTTGAACGCCTACCTGTGCTGCTCCAGCCGGGTTAGCTGCGTTAGTAGTTTGTGATGCGTCTACCCACCAGCCGTTTACTCCAGGAGCTCCGAGTACATAAGCACCAGGGAAGCCTGAATCTTTTTGCCAACTATACCAGTTACCGATAGCTTCAGATGCAGTACCTATTTTATAAATTTGATAAGGGATTCCTGTAAAACCAACGGTTGTTGTGTCTATTACTTTATCTATACCGTTTTTGTTTTTTACTACCCAACCTAAGTCTTGAGTATACGTTAGAGTCTCTCCAGCTGAAAGTACAACGTCTGCCGTTATGTAACGCTCTGTTCCAGAAGTGTCGTGCTTAATAGTGACAGTTTGTGACGAAGTAGTGCTTCGATTACGAATAGCAACGTATTTTACTTGGCGTTGTGTTGAAGCACCAGGAGCCGCTAAAATAGTCGTAGTTGTGGCAGTGTTTATGTTTCCGTCTGAAGCACCGGCTGTAAAAGCTGAAGTAGTAATATCTGCGTAAGAAACGTAGTAGTCTGTAGAGACCGCTGCCGTCGTTGTCATTTCTAATATTTCTGTTGTGTTATCTAATATAATCATACGCAAAGTGAGGCTCTCGCTAAAACTTGTGGGCTTGTTAATCCAGAACCTCCGGCTACCGGTTGCCAAGAAAAGTCATCTCTTAAATATTTTGAACCGTCAGGTGTGCCGGTAATTGACGTTTTTTCAGCAGTTACAGCACCGTTGTCTATGGTCCACACTGTTCCTGAAGAAGAGACAGTAATGTCCCCCTTGTCACCATCTGAAACACCACCTCCAACAGATAAATCCCCAGAACCAAGAATAGTGATTCCGTTTATTGTTTTAATGTTTGTACCAGAAACAAGCGTATCTTGTTTGCTTGCTGCTAGCCCTGAATAAAGAGAGTTGACTGCGTTGTCTCCTGTGTTAGTTCCGCTAGTGTTTCCTATTACAGTAAGTTGTGCGTCGGTAACATATCTAGAATCTGTAACTGAAGTAATATCTCCAGTATCTAAAACAACCACACCTGTTTGACCGTTTACTGAATCAACATCACCCCCACCTGCGGTACTAAATTCTACTGCGGTTTCTCCTGCGTTTACTGTCACAGACTTAGTAGCTTGCCCCACATAAGAATTTGGAGCATCTTTAAGGTCTATAAATTCGTTTACGCCAGGTGAATTAATCATGCTATTTGTTTAAGTGCTGTCGTTAAGGTTTTAACTTTATCTTCAAATTGAGATTTTTCTGCTTGAAAAAGGTTTTGTTTTTCAGTTAAAAATACCTTATCTTCAAGCATTTTTTGTTGTTCTTCAGTTAAAAGAGATTCTTTTTTAAGTAATGCTTTTTCTCTTTCTGTAAATTCGTCTTCTTTTTTATTTAATTCAATACCCTTACTTTTGATTTCTTTTTCCAAAAGACTATTAGAATTAACCAAAGACTTTTTTTGTTCTTCAAGAATATCAAGTGTTCCTTCTGCTATTTTAATTTGCCCTTCAAGTTCTTCTTTTGTACCGCCAAGAGTAATTAATTCTCTTTTTTGTGTGGTGATTAGTCTAGACAATCTATCTGCTTCTGCTTCTAGTAACGAAACACGATTACGAGCTTGCTCATTAGCAATTTCTAGTTCTTTTTTTACTGGAGTTGAAGTAGGTTGGTCTATCATATTATTGAGTAAATTCTGTTACAACAAATCTAGGTGATGTTCCAGCAACTGTGATTATTCCAGTGTAGATAACTCCTGAAGTCTGACTAATTGATGCTCCAAGACCATCTTCTGCTACTGAACCACCTTTTAAGTTTGCGTGAAATACTGTTGCAGAAGCACCACTTCCAAAAAGAACAAAAAGAGGGTTAGTTCCTGTATTTTGAATCATCCAACCTCCTCTAACTGGATTTGCTGCTAAAGCTGTTCCAGCACTTGTGAGAATTGTTGGTGTATTTGCGACACTCATTGGTGCTATAATTGCTGTTCGGTCTGCCATGTTTATATTCTTCCTTGTTTTAGTCTTTCTATTGTACGTTTGATCGACTCTCTGTCGCTGTCAATCTTGCGTTTTTCTTTTGCTAGTAATGTTTTTTGTTGTTCTATGCTTTTTTTGTCGTTTTCAAGTGTGACTCTATCTTTCTTTATTTCATTTTTGATAGCTTCAAAAACTTTTTCTTGTGCTTTTACGTCACTTTGCCAACTTTCGTTAGCTTTTTCAAAGTCTTTGACTGTCTCTGTGAGGCTTTCGTGGAGCTCTATAAGCGTTTTAGACAAGTTGCTTGTCTCTTTTGCTATATATAGCACTTCACCATAGTTTTCCTTAACTTGCTTTAAGACTTCTGAACTTTCGTCAAAGATTTTTTGCACTCTTTGCAAACTCTCTTGGTCACGTTTTAGTAAGTAAGCTGATTCTTCTTTTCTTATTAAAGAAAGAACATTTTTAGCTTCACTTATTTGCATATTCGTCTCTGCAAGAGCTCTTACAGAGTCCATTTTTTCTTTTTCAAGTTCTAACATAGTTTTGTAGCTAGTAAGGGTAGTCGAAACCCTAGCTGTGCTCGCCCTATGCGTACTAGCTTTTTAGCTAGTTACGCAACAAGTAACTTCTCAAGCTCTGCCTTACTCTTTCGAGCGTCAAACTTGATTTCACGTTTTGTTAGTTCAGCGATAACTTCAGCTTTATCTAGGTAGACACTAGGATTTTCTGTTACAGTCTCATCTTTTACTGTAGTTTCTCCTAGCTTTGCATTAAGTCTCTCTTCCAACTTGTTTAGCTCAGCTATTTTTGCAATGAGCATGTCCGCTTGGGAGACACTCTTCGGCTTTTCTTCGCTGTAAAGTTCTTTTAAGAAAGAGTTCTTTAAGTTTTCTAGCCCAGAGTCACTCCAAAGAGATATCCCCTGTGGGCTGTTAGCAACGTCTTTTGAAGGAGCTCCTTTAAGCATAACTGCCTTGGCTAAGTTAATAGCAAGCTGATGCCCAATATGGTAAGGGACAGTCATTGTTACTCCTGCTCCGATACCTGGCTCCCCTGTTGTATCGTTGATAGTTCTTCCGCTGTACATGCACCCCATTTCTGGTGTGAACCTAAAGTCCGTATCGTTGTGGAAAGACACAACTTGGTAGTCTTTAGGATTTGAAGTTTCTTGATTCATAGGTATTTTTGATTTTATTAACTAGAGCTTCTCTTCTCTAGTGGGGATTAACCCCATAACGCCCCCCACTTTCGTGAGGAACGCTAAGGATTAACGAATGTTAAAACGAACTAGAGCACCCTGATCAGCAGCAGCATTTGCTACGAGAGCGTACCCAAGATTCTGAATTTCAAACGGTTCGTCACCAGTTACACCGACAACAACCTGGCCAACTGTGTCATCTCCTGTTGTGAAGTCAACTCCAACAACTAGAGCATTACCAGCTAGAACACGTCCATCGCCGTTAGTAAGAAGCCATCCGTAGTCAGAGGCCGCAAGTGATACTTGTGGGGCACCCTGAGCACTCTGAAGCTTTGATGTGATCGCAGCTGGGTCAACTTCAGACATAGTACGTAGAGTAATGTCTGAGTCAGCTACAGAAAGCGCAGTACCGAGAGCAGTCTCTGGATAGAGAGTGATGGTTGTTGCGTTATTTGTGCGGACCTTGAATGTTTGACCAACACCTGTACCGTCATCCACAACACCGATAGCGTCTTCAAACGCACCAGTAGTCATAGTAGAAGCAGCACGAGTAAGGTAAACAATACGACCCTGGTTATCTGTTGAAGATGACCAAAGATCTGCTGATGTTACAGCATCTGGAACAGCAACGAGAGAAGTTGCTACAGCTGTGTTAGCTTTAACAAAAACCCACTCACGTCCATCTGGAGTCATCGCTCGCTGACCTAGTTTAAAGGTCCCACGATTTGTTGATCCTTGGTACACATTTTGGAAAGAAATCTGGTTCATAGTTTTGTTTTTCAGACTTTGGCTCTTAACCTTAGTCTATTCTGGGCATCGCCCATTACTTTTATAAGCGCCCTTTTAGGGTAGGCTAACCGCACTACTAGCTAGTACCTGCAAGAGTACCAGTTAGGCGAGGGTTAGTACCTACGAAGTTACCAGCGTAGATAAGGTAACCAACCTGTGTAAGCTGGTCTACTGGAGACTTCATCTTACGGAACTGGAATCCACGAGTAGCCTTTACGTTACCTGGAACACCGGCTGGAACTGCGTCAGTTGTCTGACGGAAGTTAGCAGGGATAATATCTTCATTCTTGTAGTCAAAGCCAACGAATCCGAAAGCCTTAGTGTTTACAAGGAAGAACTTACCTGATGGAACTTGTTCGTCTTTAGCGATAGCAGTACCACGGAAAGTAAGGTATACGAAGCCTTGCTGAGCTCCCATACCTGGGGTTGAAGGCACACCACCAAACGCATTCATACGTGGGTAGCCAGAAGCCTGGATGTTAGCACGTACTGAAGGAGTAAGGAGAGATTCGTATGTTGACCAAATTGACTTTGTTGTGAAAGCCATGTTTGGATCATCCACACCGATAGTTGTAGCATCTTCTGCGGTTGCTAACTTTGCAAGTGTTAGAGCTCCTGTTGAAGCTAGGTAGTAACCAGAGAATGCTGAGTAAGTTGAACGTGAAAGAGATCCGTAGGTTGCGAAAAGAGTTGAGTCTGATGCGCAGTTAGCAAGTGAATCCCAATCGTTTCCTGTTCCATTGCCTGTATAGAGGTTCTGTGCAAGGTTGTTCATAAGAGACTGTCCTTGTGAATCAAATTCAGTATCAAGGAGGTTGACGATCTGCTCGTCACCCATGTTAGCTGTAGTTTCAGCGATAGCTACTACTACTGGCTTGTAAGTCATCTTTAGGTTGAAGTCTGCTTGTACACGAACATTCTGGCGATCTGTATCAAGTCTGTCTGCGATACCAGCATTACCACCATTGGTAGAATCTTGGTATTTGATAGCAAACTTGTAGGACGTACCAGTAGTCCATGCTTTTGCATTCTGGAGAAACGTCATAAGACCTGGTGTCCCGGTTGTAACCTGGTCGAACACCTTTGGAATTATGTATTCACGAGTTGTTGTCGTGACGGCTGCGTTAAAAATCATAAATTGTTAAATTACTGTGTAATGCTTCGGAGAAAGTCCGTTGCAGAACCAAATGCTCGTGGGTCAGGTCTTCCGACACCTGCTCCAGGTGTGATAGACACTGGGTCTTGTCGTTTAGCTATGTTCTTAGCCGTTGTCTCTTGGACATTCTTGACAAGCATGTTCATGTCTTTCATGTTTTGGTGGGCGAGTTGCAAATCGGTAAACTTGTACTTCATTGCGTGTTGGAAAAGTGCGTTCTCATTGAGGTTAGGATCAACTTTTTTAAGTGATTCTAGCTGAGTTGAGACTTCCGTCTCAATCTTTTGCTGCGCCTCTACTCTCTGTTGTTCCGTTTGCTCAATGGTTCTAAACACTTCCTGTTTTGCCTTTTCTACGATTTCCTCATAGGTTTGTGGCACCCATTCTTCTTTTAGTTCTGAAGGAGCTGTCTGCGGAGTTTGCTTAACCTGTGCTAGTTCCTGGCTTTTTCGAGTATATTCTGGGTAGAAATTCTCTTTCCATTCTTTAGACAAAGTTTCAGCGTCTACCTTTCTGCCATCTGGTAGCTCATAGAGCTCTGGCTCAGTAGGTTGTACTGGCTCCTGTGGTTCAGTAGGAGTTACTGGCTCTATAGTAGGTTCAGTTTCTACAACTGGTTCCTCTGTTGGAGCTTGTATTGATTCTGGGTCCATAATTCTTTAAGACTGCCCCTCACTTGACTTGGTCTTTCGACTGACAGTGATTGCTTGGTCAAGGTTATGTTGCTAAATGTTCGTGTATAAGTTTTAGGACATTACACTTGGTCACACTGTTATGCTGTCGGTTGTAGCTCTCCTACTTGCATACTTGGCACTAAGCCCTCTTGCATCATCGCCGCTGCTTGGTCTGGCTGTAGTTCTCCAGGCTGAGCAGGAAGAGGCATTTCATCCGGTGCAAGGCCAACTGCTTCTGCTGGGTTCTGCTGATAAAGGACTGCATTGCGTGATAACTCCTTGGGGTTATCGTAGTTAGCAATCTCAAGGTAGTCCACAGGGGATATGTAGCCCTCCTTAACATCGTTCTGCGCTTGCTCGAACTTAAACTCGTCGTCAACAGGAAGAGTTTTACCAGCAATTATTGTAATTTCCTGTCCGTCCTCAAAGTCATCCTGGATTACTTCGATCATTTCCTGCCCTTCTTCCTTACCCATCCACTTGACATAGTGTGCTTCTGTATAACGGGTCTTCGCTAGTTGCATACCCCAATTAAACATCTCGTGTGACACATAATCTACAACTTGCACCAATTCGTTAAGACGAAGGTACGACTGCTGTATAAGAGCTAGACGACCAGCCTTTGTCTCTTGTCCTTGTCGCTCCCCCTTAAATGCAGATGTAGCCGCCATGATATTATCTATCTCGTTACGAGAGTCAATCATGTCATCAAATACCATCTGAGGAAGCGCACTACCAACTTCTCTCGTAACGCCGTTCTTGACATCCTTGCCCCAGATAATACCTTTAGTCTCAAAGCGAATACGCTGTGCATCTTGCTTAGACATTACACCAGAGTCAACTTTAAGTGTTCCGTTTACCATTTCACAGTTCTCATCAATATCCATCTTTCTCTTATCAATTCCACGCTGGAGTTCAGCTGACAAGGTAATCATGTCAGTGCGCCCAATAGGAGAGTTCTCGTTGTTAAAGATTGTCGCAAAGATATACGGCTTACGAGGCGTATCAAAAAAGTTGTAGTAGTAAGGCTTGTAGTTTGTAGGAGTGTCTTCGTAGCCTTCATTTACTTCCTCCTCACCAGAAAACATACTCTTAACACCGTCTATTGCCTTAGCGATCATGCCTTTTTCTTCAACAACTACAGGCTGCCTATTGCCCTGGTCAAGCTTAATTGTCTGCATCATCTGTCTCTTTTCTTCTCCTTCTGCCTCATTTAGCTGAGCTTCTTCTTCCTCAGTAACATAGATACCGTCCCAATCCCAATAAGGGTTTTTAATACAATCTAGGATGATATTCTCTAGCTTAAATACAACATAGTCACTAATCCACGCTTCTTTGTACTTTACGTCCGGGTTCTTTATGTAAAGCTGCTCTTCATTAGTGATACCGAACTTCGCCATAAGTTCTTTCTTCTTACCTGGGAAACGCTCTACGAGAGCACAAAGATTGTCTTCGATCTCTTCGATAATAAACTCAGTTTCTTGTTCCTTCTTAGCGTACTTGCCAAAACGTATCTTGTTAGGGTCTACAGAACGAAAGTCAAAGTCGTTTATGGCAGGGTTCCAAAATGGCTTTATAACTATCATTCGAGAGAAGTATAAATTGCGTAACCCCATTCTAAGCGTCTCCTTTGTGTTGAGATCGAGATACTTCTTCCTAAAATACTTCTCTAGCTTCCTTGCAAAGTCTTGTGAAGCCTCAGTCTGTCTACCTGGGAGCACATTCACTCCAGGAGGGTTAGCAATAAGAGAGTTAATAACAGCTTCCATGTTCACGAACACTCTGTTAGCTTGGACTGTAGAGCCCTGCCTCTTATAAGGGATAGTCTGTAACCACGCCGACTTGTTCTCGTAAACACCCGTATTGACAGTAGTAATCCTCTTTATCTTGTCCCACACTTCGTATGACGAATTCCACCTTGATTCGACAAGCTGAATTTTTGATGTTTCACTTAAAGATTTTATGTCAACTTTCATTAAAAAAATACAAAAGCGAACACCATTTACGATGTCCGCCTTTGTTAGGTTTGGAAACTTTATTTAGTTGTACCTTAATAATAACCCATAAGTAAACTTTCTGTCAATGAGTTATACACAGTTTACCGTTTATACACCACTTCGTTCTTAGAAATGTTCTGAACAACACCACCAGCGAAGTTTATAACACAGTTACCATACCCTATTTGAAGCGCACCACTTTTCTCCAAGGCCACAAACAACTCATAATGTTTCTGGAAAAGCAAGAACTGTTTCGCTTCTTCATCTGGTACAAAAATAGCTATTTTATCCATTTATTTCTTGAAAATAATCACTAATATCGTACACATTGTCGGCGTTAATTACAGGCTTTTCTTCTACATTTTCACCAAAAAACACCCCACTTCCAGCTCCTTGCATAGCTAAATAGGCGTAAAGATGGCTAAAAACATAGTGATCCACCCCTGTTGTAGACTCCCACACATACCTCTCAATACCCTTGTTATTAGTCACTTTTTCTCGTCTAAGCGTCTCAAAATGCTTGATAAACTCGTGAAATTCCTTGTCAGCCGGCACACCAATTAGATGTTTTGCCTCAATCATCTCTGTTAGCATTTGATCTAGTATTCTATCCCGATGAGAATAAACAATTCCCTTCTTATCATTCTCTCCCCACCACACAATCGTCTGAGGATTGTTGTTATTTTCCATGAAATACGACATCTGCATCCATGGATATGTTGAAACGTAGTGTTTTGCAGCCGTGTTGTCGGGCATTGCATCAATTACTCCAGCTTTTGGCTTCCAAACTCTGATTATGTCGTCCAATTCACTCCAAGCACTGAATCTCCCAAGCTTTATAGTCCCTTTTGCTGTTCTTATTTCATAATGCTTAATGTTTCCAACGTCAATACCTATGTATCTATCTCCAGTATCAAGCTCTTTTGGTGTCCATAGGTCTAGTATTGTAGTTCTTGTAACCGATAAGTCACCCGGGGAGTATGCAAGCCCAAGCACGAAGTTGTGAAAGTACCCAGGATCTCCTTTAGAGTCATCAATAATATCTTCAACAGGTATCCACGGGCACATCAAGTGCGAGATGTGATACCCGCTTACCTTGCTTCCGGGCTGTTGCGCTACCCACTCGCCGTCACGCCTTACATCGTCATCTATTTTAGCCTTGCAAGCACGACACTGATAGTGCTTTTCTTCAATATTTACAGAATCAGGCCACACAAGATGATGCTTATCTTGACAGTTAGGGCAAGTGATTTGCCACTCCTTTTGATCTGATTTCTGCCATGCTAAGTCTAGCTCATCACGTTCTCCTCCTGGGTTACTAAAGAGCCACCTTCCTTTGTACTGTGATGCTTTTACACGAGACTTGTATGTTTCAATAGCGTTTTGGTCAGAACGTGAAATCTCATCATGGATGAGAAGGTCAGCGGTAGTGGAGATAGCAGCAGTCTTACTGTTAGTTCCTTTAAAGAAAATAAACCTATCGTTTAACTCTTTACGCTCCACGTTGTCCGTTGCCATGCCTTTGAATTCGTGACTGTTTGCTTGAATGATCTTGTTAAACTTAGACGAGACGAACTCATTAACGTCTGAATCAGAAGACATCGTATATATGGTGTTAAAGTGTAAGTGCTTAATAGCAAACAGACTCTTTATTGAGAAGGTAACACTTTTACCAATTTGCGCGCATGCCGTTACTGCAATCTGTGGTGTCCAATCCGTTAGAATGTCTAAAAGAAAGGGCCTGTCAGAGAAGTCAAAAGGCTCACCTTTTTCGTTGACTAAACCACGTTCAACCACCCATTGAAGGATAGAATAATACTGCTTATCTTTCATCTTTAGAAGGTTCTTCCTCCTCCACAATAGCAACCTCTTTACTAACAAGTGATATAGCAATAGCAGTCGCCGACTCTAGCGCGAGACGAACAACTTTAAAAGGATCAATGATGCCAGCGTCGAACATGTCTACTACAACTTTGTTCTTGAAATCTATTCCCATATTCTTATCTAGGTCAACCATATTTGGAGCACTCCCCCAGTTAGCATTAGCTATCATTTGTGAGAATGGAGCACTAAGGGCTTCTTTAATCATTGGTTCACTTACTTTCTTTGACACGTTGTAGAGAGCTATTCCTCCACCTGGCAATATCCCTTCCTGAAGTGCTGCTTGAGATGAGTTAATAGCGTTCTGAAACTTCACTTTCTTGGCGTGAAACTCTGCATCTGTATACGCCCCAACACGCACAACACCAATACCACCAGTGAGTGCGGCTAGTCTATCCTCTAGCATTCCTCTCTCATACTCACTTGTTGTTGACTCAACCTTTGACTTGATGCTTGCTATACGTGACTCAAGAGCTTCTCCGCCTTTACCTCCAATGATAGTAGTAGAATCCTTAGTAACGACAACCTTTTCAGCATAACCACAGTACTTAACATCAGCTTCTGGCAGCTTGATACCTGTCTCCTCTGAGATAACAGTTGCTCCGGTTAGTGCTGCCATATCAAACAAGAAGTCTCTTGCCGGAGTTGCGCTGTAAGGATTACGAACACAAGCTATGTTAGCAATGTTATTTGATGCGTTATAAGCAAGAGTCCCAAGAGCTACAGAGTCAACATCATCGGCGATAAAGAGGATTGACTTACCAGTACCGATAGACTTTAGCAAAGGTAGTATCTGCTCGTTCTGACTAATCTTCCTGTCAACAAGGACGATGTGTACGTCTTCAAGTACAGACGACTCAGTTGCTGCATCAGTGATAAAGTAAGGAGAGATATATCCTCTATCAAAGCGAGCTCCCTTTACTACTTCGCTTGAGTAGCCGAGCTTTGCACCTTTCTCTACTGTTACAACACCGTTTACACCAACCTCTTTGATAATCTCTGCGATAATCTTTGACACTTCCGGATCAAGAGATGAAATGTTAGCTATCTTTTCAATGTCTTCTTCGGTAATGTCTCGCTTGATTTTAGATAGCTCCACCAAGACTTCACTAAGACCCCTTTCGAGCCGTTCTCTGACCTCTCGTATCCTAGAGCTATCATTTGCGATTTCCTTAAACGCTTCGGTAACGAGTGCTTGAGTGAGTACTGTTGTAGTTGCCGTACCATCTCCTCCTTCGACTGAGGTTCTGATTGCTGCTTTTCTAAGTTTTTGTAGTCCAAGTTGTTCATAAGGGTCTTTAAATTCTAGGTTTTTAAGTATTGTAACACCGTCATCTGACTCAAGTGGCTCAAGTCCTTTTACTTCAATAATTGACTCCATCCCAACTGCACCGAGAGTTGGTCTGACAGCATTAGCCGCTTTATCAATTCCTGATTTAATTCTTAAACGAGCTTCGTGCCCAAATAGTATTTCTTTTGACATAGTTATACAACAGCTAAAATATCAGTAATCTTAACAAACTTATCTTTCTCTATCTCGTGCGTGTCTGGTGAATACTTGGCAAAGATAACCACATCTCCAACTTCTAGTGCATAACTATCTACATAAGTAGGACAAGAAGGCAACTCCTTAACCTTCCCTTTATAAACAAAACAGTCTTGCACTTCTACTGTCTTAAAACCTTCTTCCTTAGCTTCTTCTATTTTTTCTACGAGAGCGTAGTTACTGTTTATTGATCTAAGCATTTTTCTTTGCATATAATAACTGATAATTCGTGTCCCCCGGCTGTACCGTGTCGTTAAAGTACAACCCCCTATCCCTTGCCAGTCTTTTAGACCTGGCCCAGAACCCGTCTTGATATTTATCTGTTATAAGACGAATACACCAATGTCCGTTAAAACACTTTGTCTTATAAAAAGCAATCCTCTGATTAGCACTCCAATCATACTCCACTTGCTTTATAGCCTGAGACTGGAACTCTTGCTTGCATGTAGGACAAACAAAGTCTGTCCTTGTTAATATAAGAGCGTCTCTTATTGTGCTTTCTCTGTCATCAGCATTTTTAGCCTTCTCACGATGATAGTTACGGTCATAGACACGCTTCTCTTGTCGCTCAATAAGATCTCTTATGTGATAGTGTTGCTCGACTTCTGGGCGAGGTGTGTGCTCGTATCTCATTTTCCAATTCCAAATATCCCTTTAATACCCTGTTCTTCCCTTTCAAACTCCTTAAACTCTTCCTCTGTTCCTTCAGAAAAGAACTCAGCTTGAACCTTTTCTTCCAGCTCTTTATCCTTAACAAGGATAGTCCTTTCACCTTCTGTTGAGGGAACAAAGCTTGCTAACTCCCATAGGTTTTTAATTCTCTTGAACATAAATATTTCCGTTTTTAAAAAGACAACTAATAGTAGTTAGAGCCTTTTGTCTTTCTTCTTCTGACAAAGAAGCTTCAAACATAGCCCACTCTCCTTTACTTAGAACTTTAATCATTTTTGTTTAGTAGTCTAGCTTTTATTTTATCTTCTAATAATTTTATATCAGCTTGCGTTTCAGGAGAGAAAAGAAAGTTGTACGTGTTACCGCCTTCTGACTTAGAAGCTTCGACAACACCGTAAATGTTAGTAGCGTGTTTTAGGCCTTTGTCAATAGCTGTGTAGTCTTCTTGACCCTTTTCGTTAGTTGCTGTAAGCAGAACACCAACTTTATCTGCTAAATAATCTTCTGTAATTCCTTTTGCAATTAAAGCTTCTTTCAAACTCTTCCTCTTGACTTCTATAGCTTCTTGTATTCTAGGTTTTGCTAAGTTTTCTACAGCTATAACCCCAGCAACTTTAGCATTTGCAACATCATAATGTTTTAGTGCTGACTGCGTTCCATTTTCTGTTTCGACGTAAGAATTAACAAAACCTCTTTCTTTCTTAGTCAACTTTCGGGGTTTCTCCGTTTTTGTCTGGTTCTCCTCCGTCATCTCTTTTTAGTAGTTGTATATTAGCGACCACCCCCATGTCTGCGTTGTGTTTCTCAAGCACAGCCTGGAGATCTTTTGTTAATGCCTCACCTTCTTCTTGCGTTAGCTCTCGCATAGTTCTATTAGTTTATCAATAATTTCCACTTCACCTAATTTTGGTTTGTACTCACTCTTTTCTAAAATACCATTTATAGGCAAATCAATAATCACTTGTTCATTTCCAAGTGTTTCAAGTTCACTATTTATTTCTTCTAATTTAGCAGGGTCAAAACGGTACTGGTCATCTCTAATGTCCGGGGTACCATCTTCTTTTTTGTCACAAAATGTTTCGTATATAAACGATCTTTCTTTATAAAAATTATCCAACTTAGGAGCAAGCTCTTTAAGAAAAGCATCTCTCTTACGAGACTCTGCAATACTTAACGAGTTTTCTGTTCCCTTTAACGTAGAAAATAGTATTTCCAAATATTGTTTTTTAACTTTCATTTTTTGATCGGTTACGAGCTTCTATCATTTTTAATGAGTGAGCCCTTTTTTCTTCTAACGTTTTGTTTCCCCACCGAGCTTTTGCCATCATTGACATATGCTCTTTTTTTTGTTGTTCTGTCTTACCTTCCCACTTTTGTTTGGAAGCAAGACTATATCGTGTTTTATCTTTCATAAATATTCCCTTACTAATCATAGCATTTTTACGTGTAATTAGCTACCTGTGGATAACTAGCTATAGACTTATAACATGCTATGGATTATACTATGACTATCCTAAAAGGATATTAAACATTATGCCATCAAACACATTGCTTATCAGTTTACTTATTACTTACGTTACCGGGATCTGGTATCACATACAAGTAGCACCAGTATTTACAATATCATTTGTAATAACCTCAATCTTAATTGCTTACCACTATGCACATAACTACTGAAACTAGAGAAGAAGTAGCAAAGCTTATAGCAAACGGCTACAACAAAGGTTTTGCCAAAGACGGAGAAGGAAACATTATTATCTGGGAACTAACATTAAAACTAGAACGATGACAACCATAATCACCAAAGCTGAGAACTTAACCATAGCTACACAAACTGACCTGGTAGAGGCTACTAACATCCTTTCTGACCTTAACCGCACCAAGGATGCAATTATAGAAGAAAAGGAGAAGGTAACACGCCCCCTCCTAGACGCACTAAACGCAGAACGTGCTAGATGGAAGCCTCGTGAACTACAACTAGACACCTTAATTACTAAGGTACGTACTGCAATGACAGTATTTCAAACTAACTTACTAGCAACTCAAAAGAAAGAACAAGATAAGATAGTAAGTAAACTAGAAGACGGGAAGATCAAACCAGAGACTGCTATCCGTAAGCTAGGAGAGTTGGACGCTGTAGACAAGAAGGTAGAGACAGAGTCTGGATCTATATCGTTTAAGACAGTAAAGAAATTTGAAATGGTATCACCACACGACGTGCCTGTAGAGTACCTACTCTTAAACGAAGTTAAAGTCCGTGAGGCTATGAAACAGAAAATAGAGTTAAAAGGAGTTAAATATTGGGAAGAGCAGGTCCCAATCAACTTACGCTAGCATTTTATGTGAAAAAACACCTCAAAAGGGGTGTTTTTTCGTTTTGTCCCAACCGAGGTAGGGCCAGGGTGCCAGAAAAGCCTTACGCTGTATAGAGTGTCCCATGGCCCAACCAAAAACGCGTCCAACATTTCTCTCTATCACTGTCACTACTACTATACTACTACTATAATATATATAATATATATAATAGGTAGGGACAGTAGGGACAATAACAAACCACCCTTAGTTTTCAACTACTTTTTGGGTGTCCCTACCTTTGCCACAAGGTTAGGCCAGAAGCCTTACAGGTTAGGCCAGTTAGGCCAATTTCTTTATCCACAGTATGTCTTTTGAGAGGTGTATGTTGTATGCTACAATTTATTACATGGATAAATTATCACAATATTTATATAGTGTAAGTTTGAACGGAGTAGTAACCATAGGTTGTGATAAACCTGTCCATGTTGCTGCTCCTTTTAAGTTTACAAAGTAATATTTTATGCAAACAACAACCTCCATGCTCACAAAAGCCTTGCAGTACGTGCTTGTGAGCGGGTATAGCATCATCCCTGTTGGCAAAGATAAAAGACCACTTCTTGCGTCTTGGAAAGAATATCAAGAGAGGTTCCCGACTGAAGACGAAGTAAAAGAGTGGTATAAAAAGTGGCCTACGGCAAATATAGGTATAGTAACCGGTAGGATCTCTGGTATAACAGTCGTGGATGTAGACTCTTATAAAGAAAACACGGCAACCGTTGCGAAGTTCCCTGAAACATTAACTGTAAAGACAGGAAACGGTGGTTTTCACTTGTACTACGAGTACACGCCGGGGCTAACAGTGTCTGCTAACGCCTATTCTGACCTTCCTGGGGTAGACATACGATCCGACGGTGGTTTTGTTGTTGCTCCACCCTCTGTTACGGCTTACATAAAGAATGGGGCTAAGTCTGGCGGTGAGTATACTTTTGTAGGTGTAAATCCTATTGCACCATTCCCCACCCACCTTATTTCTCCTAAGAAAGTAAAGCGGACGCTGTCTTCGACAATAGGTGTATCAACTGGAGGGAGGAATGACTCTATTGCATCTGTCATAGGAAAACTGCTACAGTCCGAATCTAACCCAGATAAGTTTTTAACTGAGGTGCTCCCCGCTGTTGAGCGTATAAACGAGACGTATTTACCCCCTCTTTCTCATAAGGAGCTATTAAACACGTTTAACTCTATCCTTAAAAAAGAAGTACAGAGACGCTCTGAGCTTATCCTTTCTCCTATTCAGCCGGAGGGGGCTGACCCTGTTTCTATACAGCTTGATAGGACAAAGTCAGGCACAGCCTACAACAATATGGCAAACGTTCTCAAGGTTTTACAGGGACACCCTTACTACAAGGGGACCATAAGGTACAATACGTTTAAGCAGGAGATCGAATACAACGGACAAGCGTTTGAGGAAGGGGATCTCGTTAAGATACAATACTTTATGCAAACAGACGCAGGACTTCACGGCATCTCTAAGGAGGCTGTATATGGGGCAGTGCAGCACTACGCTAATATGAACACCTACGACGAGGCGAGAGAGTGGGTAGAGAAGCTAGAGTGGGACGGAGTGGAGAGATTATCAACGTGGGTAACACAGGCGACGGGTGTTGTCGACACACCGTACCACCAGGGGGTTGGAGCACAGTGGATAACGGGAGCAGTGAGACGTATTGTAAATCCTGGAGCAACGTTTGACCATGTGCTCGTACTTGTTGGAGGCCAGGGGATTGGGAAGACATCGTTCTTCCGTATCTTAGGAGGCAAGTGGTATAAGAGTTATACCGGGGCGATGGACAATAAGGACTTCTGCCTTGCTCTTCGTGGGGCTCTTATTGTTGACCTTGATGAAGGGGCGGCGATGAATAGAGTGGACTCAATTAAACTAAAGTCAATCGTCACTGAAACACATGATGAGTTTAGAGCACCGTACGACAGAGTTATGAAGAAGTACCCACGTCGCTTTGTGTTCTCTATGTCAACAAATGACGCAGAACCGTTCCGTGACGTAACGGGGAACAGGAGGTACTGGACGATAGATGTGTCGCAGACGGTCAACTTCAAGTGGCTTGAGGAGAATAGAGATCAGATCTTTGCGGAGGCGTACCATTGTCTGAAAAATAAAATAAAGATACCAGAAGTACCTATAGAGGACGCTTTACAAAAGCAGCAAGAGCACATCGCAGAGGACGCATGGACGGAGAACATCTGTCGTTATATTGAGAGCCATAACGAGTATCAGAGCGGGTCAGATAACTTCGTTATTACAATCGCAGAGGTGTATACGGGTGTCTTTAAGGACGAGTCATTGTTGCGCCTTAACACTAACGTACAGATGCGCATATCAACTATCCTAAAGAACGAGCTAGGGCTTGAAAAGAAGCGTAAGCGTATTGATGGCAACCGGTTCTATATATGGATTATAGGAGAAGAAAAGAAGGAAGAGTTAAGGAGAAAGAACGCTTTACCAGAAAGGGCCATGATAGATCCGTTTACTAATTTTTAACTTATGAAAGAAAAAGTCATACAACTGTCTAAACACTTTGGCTACGAAATCTTCTTTGAAAGACCTAATAGTCTTATTCGTTTTAAACGTGACGAGAAGATGGTTGATGTTTGGTATAGCACTATGTCTGTCGGCGTGTATGAAAACAAAACTCAGAAATTCTACAAAAATGTCTCTCTTGAAGACCTGGCAGAGTACTTCTAGTTATCCCCACCCACCCTTGCACTCTTACTTGCTATGGATTATAATATAGGTACTGGTTCGCCAGTATTAAAGTTAAAAATTATGAACTACCCAAACGGTGCCGGACTAATGGATTACGAAGACGTAGACCCAGACTTCGTGTACCAGCAAAAAAAGAAGCAACTCTTTATCAAGCGTTTCACTAACTACAAAAAGAATGCGATCTCACCTACACCCTAACGCACTGTGGTGTGTAGCTGTTGTTATTGCAATCATTGTGCTACTAACAACCTAACTAACATGCCCAACTACACCTCACGAAAGATAGAAGAGTTTAGAAAGAAGTTTACATCAGTAAGAGGAAACCAAGCAGACCAACTACAAAGACAGTTAAATGTCAGTGAAGGCTTTGGCTACACAGAAACCGACGAAGAGTTTTTAGCACGTTTCAAACGAGACTTAGACAAGTTTAACGAAAGCTACACATACGGCGCAGACTTTGCAGGGGAAGACACCGTCGATTCTACGCTGTACGCATGGGAAGCCGCCAACCAAGTAAAATCCTGGAAGCGTGGTCCAATAAGTGAAACAGTCAACCTCACCTACATCTTCCTAGCCTTCATCATAGGATTCTCACTGTGTGCGGTGGTGATGACACCGATACTAATTAACTTAATTTAAAACAAACAAAATGAAAACAACAACAAGAAACATAAACAGGTTTGATGAGTGGACAAATAGTTGGTTCACTGACCCAGTGACAGAGTATGTAATGGTTAATAATATCTACCAGTGGATTGCAGACAGATTACCAAAAAAGCTAGTCTACTTCTGCTATATTCGTTTTATGGCTTATGTAACTACACATGGTGAAGGTGAGAGAATGACACCTGATGAAATAGAGTTTAGTAAAGCAGTAGAAATAGTAGAAATATGGGAGAGTCATAATTACTAACCTTCTCTCAATAAACAAATTATGAAAGAAAAAATACTGTACATGACTAAAGATGAGTATTTAGAAGAATTTAATAATTACAAATATAATTTCTATATACCCGAAGACCGTATCAGAAGTTATA